TCCGATCTTTTGTCCCATTTACCTTGCATCAAACACATCAAATCCCCGAAATCGCAAATCAGTGCATTGCGTTCTTTGGCTTGTTTTAAGTGTTTTGTTTCAAGATCCCACAAGCACTTTGCATTGTCGTGGTGTCTGTCTGCCGTTATCAGAACCCATTGTTCCCAGTTTGGCCCATTGGCGTCAAAATCAATACATACAACGCCCTTAGCAGTCTTTTCGACTTTGACGCCTTTAATTCCCATGTTGACCCCCATTTAGAAAAAAGGGGGCTTCCTTGAGATTCTCCCAAAGAAGCCCCCAAAATTCAGCTAACTCTTCATCAGGACCGCACGCCATTAACGTCGATGTAATCAACATCAAAGCTTTCAGCGGCAGCGTTTGAAGTTGTCATGTGCAGAACCGGAATCAGTTTCTGGTCAGAAACCTGCGACTGGTTTTGAACGGTGTGCTTAAGTTCTCCATTAAGGAAAAACCTAACCGTTCCGCCGGTAACTGAAATGCCAAAACGGTACATCGTAGCGTCTGACATTCTTCCGTTTGCAGTTCCGGGTCCAAACATCGTGGCAACTTCGCCACCGAGCGTACCAAAGCTGTTAAATACTTGAGCAGCATCCACCCCGGTAGAGTCGTCAGCAAACCAACCGATGCGATCTTTGCCATTACCAGCGGCAACAATTGCGCCTGCCGAGATAATGTCGGTAGTCGCAACCGCTTCTGAAAAACCAAAGAAGAAGTTTGAATTGGTGACATCAACCATTGCTACCCGAACCTCATAAGCAACGTCATAGCTGTTAGGAGCTTCGGTTAGCAGGCCGGTGGGATACATAATCATCCCATCGTCTGCGCCAGTGTGAGTGGTGAACCGCATAGTGCCACCAGCGTGACCACCAGCGGTACTTGCTACCGGATAGGTGGTATTGCCGCTGAGCTGCACAATCGTGTACAGATCCTGCTCTTGGACGGAACCAGCTTCGGTTCCCGCAAGAACATGCGGAACGGTATTGGTACAAAAGTCGTCAAAGTGACGATAAGCGGATTTGGGATCGGCCAATGAATCAAGCGCAAAACCGCCAGATCCAAGGCTTCCATCATAAGTTGTCTTAATCTGTGCCATGTGTGATTACCTTTCTACTGGATCAACCAGCGTCATCTGGATCGGCGGTGGCAAGAACGAAGTTGCGACGACGATCGTTGCAATACAGGTTCATCGTGGTGTCAACATGCGTCTGGAAAACCGTGTGCTGGTTTGATGCAGCTCGTGGTCCTTCTTCTCGCATGTACTCGCCCGAAAGGAATCCAACCCTCAAAGATGCCCAGTTAATTCCGTAAATCGGAGCGCCGGTACGACCTTCGAGCTGGGGAACCCAGTTAACGGGAACCTGACGGAAAAGCAACTTGCCATCCTTAGAAGCAATGTCGTTTCCAAGGCTGTCGTTTTGTGCTTCTAGAACTTCTTCTAGCGGCGCAATAACGGCGTAGCTTGTGTAGTAACCGTAACGGTCACCGGTCACATACGGGTTACCCGGAACCGGGGGTTTGAAGTTGGTGAACGTTGCTGCTTTTCGCCACTTGCGAATGAGGTCTTCTTTGCCAATGACCGCGTAATTAGCAGAATAGTTCTGCCAATTAGGGACAGTTGCGACCGGAAGACCAGCAGCACCCCCACTAAATCCGTTCGGGTTACCGCCTTCAAAACCTTCTGTATCTGTCGTTGATCCATAGGAGATCCAATACGGAACACCAAAGATTCGCTTGGTGTCTGTATTGTCAGCAGGCTTTGACCAGAAACGCTGTTCCATATGCTTAGCAAGGTCAATCATTGCGTCGTTACGACGAATGCGAACCAGCTCGACAATTTGGGCAGCGCCTGTATTCATCGCGATTTCGCGACGTTCAATAGCGTAGTTGGTGGTGAGGTGACGCCACGGCACGTTCGCCGTAGTCATTACGTCCGCGACGTTAACGTTGTCAACCTCGTAAAGTCCAACATCCTTCGCAGCACCACTGGTGCCGGTCATGATGTTCCATTGAATCCCATGTCCACTCTGGAACGTAACTTTTTCCTTCTGAAGCAACATCGGCATAGCGATGTACTCCTGAAGGTCGTAGGAAAGATCCGTCCAACGGAGCTTGCCAAGATCACGCTGAGTTGTGGTAATGAGATCAGCAATATCTTCGGCTTGAAGAGTCATGTTTCTGATCCTTAGTCAAAATTATCTAGTGAATTACTAAGGCCACGATCCCTCATTAGGGCCGCAACATTGCGGGTGGCCTCTACAACACGGTCTCCGGGCTTGCTTACCCTACCGTTGGGCTTTGCAATCCTAGAGTTGTGGCGAGACTCAATTTTTCTAGAAAAATCTTGTCTTACCCTTTCGGCTGTTTCTTCTCCAAAAGCGGAGTAAAGAGCCTTTTGAACCAAATCGTTCTCGGATGGCATTTCTCGGTTGGTACTCTCGTATCCAGCCTTTAGAGATCCCATTTCATCGACAACTCGTTGGCGGTTTTTACCTGCATCACTATCAGCTTTAACGGAACCAATCCCGAATCTCTCGGGCTGGTCTATTGCTTCGAAAAGCTGGTTAGTAGCAAATACTTTGGCTTGTTCCGACATAGAACTAAGCTGTTCGGTTAATTTTTCAATCTTGCTGTCGTAATGACGTTGCATTGATTTGAACTGGCTTACCAGCTCATCGTCGTATACGTCACTATCAATTGTAACCGCAAATTCAGGGTCTGCAACAACAGCATCTGTTTCTGTTTCCGGCTTTTCAGGCGTGTCAGTTTCAGGTTCTTCTGAACTTTCCGCCGCAGCTTTGGATTCAGCAGCAATTTTATCTTCTTCGGCAACCGCTTCGTAGGGATCAACAATGTCCCAAGGGCTGTTTTCATCATTTTCTTCTGGCATGATTAATCTCCATAACCACCATTTCGGTCGTGAAAGCCCATTGCCTTCAAATATTTAGCTCTATGTGACCTGCTGGTAAAGATAGCCTGACCTGTTTTTTTGTCAAATTCAGTATACACGCCCATCTTAGCAGAATTTTGGGAAAACTCTTGACATTGATCGGGGTGTACGCCTGCCGCATCAGATTTCATGGGCCAAGAAGCACATCCGCCCACGGGGGTTCTGGCGTGTTCGGCAGTGTAATCGCGGTAATAGAAGTCGCCGCCTTGGCTAATCCCATCGCGGTCCCCCTCCATCTTGAGCATTACAGCGATCGACCATGTTTTCTTAATGGTCTCTCCGCTGGCTTTATTTGTGTAGCAGTATGTTGGCATATTAGTCTTTGTCCATCTTAGCCTTGATTTCTTCGAGGTCGCGGCGAATGCCTTTCACCATCGTGTAGTAGACCAGAACCCAGACGATGAGAGGCGTCAGGTTGTTCTCAAGAATGGGAATGAGCGAGGGTTCCATCAGCCGCCTCCAAGTTGAAAGGTTTCGGACCACTGCCCGAAGAGGATTCCGAGGTCAGCCCCATTGACTGTGCCGTCGAAGTTGAGATCTGAGCGGTTCATGTCACTACCAAAGTCAGCGAGCAAGATGCCTTGGTCGCTGGAGTCCACGACGCCATCAGCGTTGATGTCTGCGATCTGGTCGGCGCGTCGGATCGTTACAGACCAGTCCACTGGGACTGTGATCTCGCTTTGACCGGGAACCTCGAAGACGTAATCAGAGATGATCCGCTGCTTCTCGGCATCCCAGCAGAGCGGTGATCCCTGATCGAAGATCGGCACGAAGCCATCCTCGATGCGGTTGGACATCCGGTACTTCACGTTGGCTGTGGCGTTGGTCAGGTTCTGGATCTGTGCGTCACCCTCCACCGTGAAGGGTCCGACCTGTGCGACTTTCGGTCGAACGTAGGTCACGACCAGCACACGCCCAGAAGTACTCGCCTCCGACGTGAACTCGATCAGCCCGGCGACCTCGCCAGACTCACCGACATAGGGGAGGCTAGTAGTCACCATCGGGAGCATCCGAGGACTGCATGGATCAGCGTTCTGTAGAGCAGCCGAGAGAAGAATCGGGAGAATCATGGCTTTCCATTTCTGCCGGGATTTCCGGCTCTGGAAAATGGCGAGGTACTGGAAAGTCTGTCAGAAAATCGTACGCTTTTTCCTGACGGTTTGTAGGTCGATGGATCACCGTGACCGACGTTCGGGAACTCATAGGGCGTACCCCACTGTGCCACCGCTACTGCTACCCGGCGCGGCACTCCTTGCGCCGATGTCTTGACCAGCAATACCAGCACCGATAAGCGGAGAGCCTGCGGCAGGCGTGAAGTCTTCGGAGCCATCGGTCGTTGAGGTGAAGAGCGGGTCGCCTGTAATCAAGTCGGCTCCGAGTCCATTCGTCACGTTGGTTCCGCCTGCGGTGTTTCCGAAGTGGTGGTTGTTTGTCCTAATCCGAGCAAAGCGGTCGGTGTCTGCGGCGTTGAAACCGAACGTCCCATTTGCCACGAATGTGTTCTCTACTATTCGATTAGGGTTTCGACCCGCAGCATCGAAAACCTTCCACCCTCCGCTTGTGTTTGCGTAGAAAGTATTTCCGGCCGCTGTCGCATTGTTTGAATTAGATATTTGTTCAACTCCCCATCCGCCGTTTCTGTAGATGAGCGAATCAATCAGATAGCAATTCTGCCTGTCGAGTCGCCATCCGTTGCTCGTGTTGTGGTGGATTTTACCGCTGAAGAAAAAGAGCGAACCACGGTTGGCCCCCGAATGGTTTATGCCATGCCCGCCCGCGCCGGTGACCTCGCAGTTACTCATATACCAGTCGTTTCCGCGTACATAGAAACAATCTGCAGCGGCGTCTTTGAAAATACAATTGATGAAGGTGGTGAATTCCGTGCCGTCTGTGCCATCGTTCAAGTAGCAGTTTGTTGCGACATCATTCGCGTCGAACGTGACGCCGGTCCATCTGTAGTAATCAAAAGCCGGAGCGTGTTCGACGATCGCACCGATCGAAGACGAAGTGGTGATCGTGTACCCGTCAGAAGCAGCGGATCCGTCCGCAGCGTAGGAGATCAAGTCGATTGGAGCATCTGCGGTTCCTTGCGTCGTGTCGAGGTCAATGACCGCACTGATCGTTTCCGTCGCGGACTTGCAGAGCCGCACCTCGTCGCCAGCCGCAACCGTGTCGAGTGCCTTTTGAGTAGTCGCCCACGCAGTACCGAACGCCGTACCTGCGGCGACATCACTTCCAGCAGCGGGGTCAACGTAGTAGATCGCCATCAGGAAACCTCAATAGGCCGGACGCAAGCGTTCGACATCGCATCGACGAGAGCCTGATCTGCTGCAATCGTCGAGGTGATCGACATGAACGAGTTCACCAGTTTGCAGAACTCCGAATTCTTGAGCGGCAAGATTCCCTGAGCGGTTCGACCGTCGTCGATCAGTTCGGCTTCTTGACCGGCGACCGGCGTCAAGCCTGTCGATGCGTCAAAGGTTGCGAGACCGAGTGACACCATGACGGGAGCGATCTCGGCGACGACTGTCGAGGAGAGGTCGATACCCTTGAAGTAGTTCGATCGGAAGCGTTCCGAGTCTGGCCGAAGCGACTGCGAGACGAAGAGGTTCAGCGTTGCGTTGATCATGCGAGTTCTACTTTCAATTTGCAGGTGACACGGGTAACGGTGGCGATCGTGCCTCCGGTGGTGAATGCTAGGACATCTCCCTCGGCGACGGCGAGCGTCCAGCCGGAGAGTGTAGTGTCTCGATTGATGATCTTCGTCGCAAGTGCGATCGAACCGACCGCTGCCGAACTGCCGAGCGTCGTCGCGTCTGCGTCGGGATCGTACTTCGTGATCGTGATCGTGATCGCACCAGAGGCGTCGGCCACGAGGGTCGCAGCCTTGATAACTCCGGCACGCTCGACGGGAACATACACGACCTTGCCGGACTCGATCACTGATCCACCGCCGTCGAAGGTCACGCCGTGATCGACTCGCAGATCGATTTTGGTGTCGAGGATCGCGGTCGCGTTCCAGACCCCGGTCCCGATTGTTCCGGTCGTGACGAGGCTCACGTTCCCCGCTGTCGGCGATGCGCCGATGTCGCTCAAGACATCGGCGGCACTTCGACCTTCGACCGTCGTGCCGTCGATGCGAAGAAAGTCGTTGTCAGCCACGACCGCGTTCGCTTGAAGGACGTTGGTATCCGAGATGCCGACCGCCAAGACCGCAGCCGTTCCGAGTTCGAGGTTGTCGCGAGCGGTTGAGGCGCTCGCCAAGTCGCTAAGGTTGTTTGCAGCAACGAGATCGCCCGCACCAGTGCCAGCACCAATCGCCGTCCGGGCAGCAGCGGCGTCTGCGGCAACGAAGACCGCCTTGCCCACTGTAGTCCCACCAAGAACATCTTGAGCGGCGGCAGCGTCTACCGCTGTAATCACTCCGATCATTGCAGCAGCAGTGGCTCCGGTTCCGCCATCTGCAATTGCAAGTGTTCCTGTAATGTTTGACGCATCAAGCTTTAAAGCAATCTCTGTAGACTCAATTACAAGACCGCCATTAGCCTTTAGGTCTGCTGACACCGTTGCTGTGTAATCGCCAGAAGTGGTTCCTGACTGCGAAATATCAAGGCCATCCCCTGCCGTAATATCAACACCAGTAATATCACCACTGCCAGCCGAAAAGTAAGCGAGGCTTGTCCAAGCAGTTGAGCCGTCGCCAAGTTTTATTTTACTAGTGTCGGTTTCAATGGCAATCTCGCCAGCCGCCAGCGTTGGGTTGGTCGATGTCCATTGAGAGGCAGTGCCTCTCCGCAATTGAATTTGCACTGCCATTAAGGACTACCCCCGTCAAAAATTGACGATTCAACAAACATTTCAGAAAACTGCGCAAACGCTGACTGATTATAAACGCCACCATCAAGGACAACGCCGTCGTTGCTTGTAATTAACGACGCCACAACAACGTCAATTAAAGATGGGTATTCAACAATGCTCATTTACTTCTTTTTCGTTTTCTTCTGGATTGTCGCTGGCTTCATTGCTGGCTTCATTGCTGGCTTCTTCTTCATCATTTTCTTCTTTGAACGCATGTGTAGCCCTTTCGGCTCGGGTGTTGACGTATTTCATAAACTGCTCCGTGCAGTTCTTGTAATAACCTTTGCTCATCAAATGAGCGCTTGCGGTTTCAAGATCGGTAAGTTCTTGAACAAAAACCATTGAATATTCTTCTTCAATTAACGGTTCCCAATTTGTCATCTCTTCTTCTGGTTGTCCCGTGTCAATTGTATCGTCGGGAACAAAAGACATAAGCGTCAAATTTTCATGAGCAAGATCGTCGTTTTGTTTCTCGCACCAACTAGACAGTTCTTTTTGCGTCTCGTCAATCACAACAATTACAATACTTGATTCTTGTGTTTCCCATTCGTCGCATACTTTTAACACATCGTCTCGCGAACCAAAGATGATTTTCATGTCGTTGTTAAGCCAAGCCGACATTGCGTACGGGCATGGCGGCAAGCCATTGAAATGGTCTGATGGAACGTTTAAAACATGTTGAATCCATCGTTTGATTTCTTCAACAATAATAGTTTCTTTTTTTGTTTTTAAATATTGGGTCATTCCATTCCTCCCATGTTAGAAACGTTTGGATCAGAACCCATCAGAAGGCGAATCATGTCGTCGTCTCTTCCTTGCCCAGTTTGGCCGCTTCGGCCTTCGCGAATATATCGCCGAGTCGTAACCGGAGGACTGTTAACCCTGTCTTGTGGGTTTTGCATCATTGCCATGTCTTCGTCGGTCATGATGCCAAGGATCTCGTCAAGCTCGGGCGTGTTGCTGTACTTGCTTACATAGTGCAAGAACTTCTTCATGTCAGGCTTAACACCCATTTGCATCATTTGCGGAGCCATCGGCAAAATGACGCCCTGCATGACTTCCATCATGCTTTGGACTCTTTCCGCCGGACTGCGGTCCTGCATCGAATATGGAGCAATATCAAGATCAAAGTCAATAAAGTCGGCTTCTCTTACTTCGGGACGAAAATCAGTTCGAAACTTAATGCCTGTGCCTTCAATCTCTTTGCTAAACGGATAGGTGCCAATCGGGTCGTAGTAAATGTATTTTGCAATAACTTCCATAACCTTTTTGACTGCGGAGGTTGTTCGCTCCTGCATGTCCACGATTTTCATGGAGCTTGCTTGCTTAAGCAAACGTTCCTGACCAAGAGTATCCGCACCCTTAGAAAGGCCACCAAGCGTGTCAAGGTTGCCACCGAGGTAACTAAACATGTCTTTAAGCTGAATCAAGAATGCAAGACTTGATTGATCTACGCCGCCAAATCTGGCTTCGCGAGTAGCTTCTGGTCTGTCTGATCGGATTGTGTCTCCGTCGTTTGACCTAACAATTCGTTCTCCGTCCTCTTCGGCACCGCCAGCAACAATGGTGATTGTTTTTTGCCGATTTGCTTGACGACCAAGCTTTCTAAACATTGAGTTAGAAAGATCGTTCAAATCAATCAAATGGGCAATTGGAGAAATTGGCATCAAGTTGCCGGGGACATCTCCATATCCAAGAATATGGTACGGGCCTTCTTCTGGTCCAGTCCAATCTCTTTCGGCAACTACGTTTTGCGGATCAAGACCGCCGTCATCTTGGGATTGAAACGTAACCATCTTGCGTTCATACGGAAGGTAGATATCCCAAAACTCTATGACTCTGTTTGTGTCGCGTCCTTGGTATCTGTCGCCGCCAATTGAAACAGATTCGATTCTTTCGTCGCCCTGCTCGTTGCTTGTGCCAATGATTGTTTCTTTTAGATTTTTGGTTTTGTCTCCAAACAAATCCGTTTCAATCACATACTCGTAAGGCAACTGGTATCGGTTACCGATGTACTGCGGCTGATCCCACTTAGACACCGTCATATCAACAACAAAGTCATCAAGGTCTACGGTTTCAGCAAACACCGAACCGGAGTCCCTAAAAATGCCTTCAAGCTCTGCTGCGGTTTCATCACTTGGCGACAGGCCAACTTTCATGATGCCTACAGAAAACAATGCGTCTGTAACCCAAGATGAAAGCGTGTTTTCAAAACGCATCTCTTTAAGAACCTTGTTCATTACGATTTCAAGGTCTAGGGCCAGCCCTCTGTTTTCAGAAGAGTTAGATTGAATTACAACCCGAGGGGCAGATGCTGCAAGCTGTCGTTTGTAAACAGAGATAGCCATCTCAAGAAAGTTAACTGGCATTCGCTCTGGAGCAGCCTCATCGGTGTAATGAGCGCCGGTGTAAGCCTTTACCGCAGCAAGACGCTGACGCCTAAAAGGCTCCAACTTACGACGAGAATATTCCACTGCTTCAACAAGCTTTTTGTTTGTTAAGATTCTTGCCATTTACCATTGCCCTGTTTTAGTCGTTGTTTTTTTATCGCTAGATATTTTGCGACGATGAAGAAAAGAATCTTCCGGGATAACTTCAATTTGTTTTTTTACAACCGGAAATTTGCTCATCGCTTTGCAAAGCAACGCATCGGCTGTAGGTCGATCACCATGATTTTCTTTCGCACCAGAAGGATCAAGCTTGCTTAAACTTCTAGAATGGGTGATCCAACCTGTTGCTGCATAAATGATTTCTCTGCATTCGTCAAGTGCGGGTCGAGATCGGTTGATGAAAGACCCATTACTTAACGCTCTTCGGTATTCACCGTAAACCGATCTTTTCTCATCTTTTGTAGGCCACCAGCCGGGAATGTCTGTTTGTTTTTTGCTTCTGCTGGCTTCGTTTGTTCGGTAATAAATATTTCTATACCCTAACTCTAGCACAACATCTCCAAAATTCCTTCCGGGACCGGGTGCTTCCCAGATCAAGAAGGCTCCGATGTTGTCTGATCCTTTGAACCAGTTCGCAAGCGCAACCGCATAACGCCCGAGTTGGTCCGGTCGAGTCCTTGGGTCACAGAACTCGGCCACCTTTTCACCCGTTCGGCAATCACCAACCGAAATAACCGAATTG